TTAAAGTTCTTCTTTTCGTTTAGCAATTATCTCTTCTAGTTCTATGAGATCGTCCATAGTTGCAAGTGTTCTGATAAAACCTCTTGCATTTGAGCGACGACTTAAATAATTTCTATGTGCTTTATTTTGTTCTGCCCACTTCTTGTCAGCATCTGGATTATAAACTGCAGCACGTTTTTTTACTTCGTTTTCTTTCATTATTACCTCCTATTTAAGTATCATAACCAATTCATAAATTGCAAGTAACCAAATAAGCCCCACAATTGTCCAGCCTATAATTCGTGATGGTTTTCGATTATTTTTCATAGTATTTTTTTAGCTTTAATGTTAAAATTATAGTATCGGCAAAAGCCGATGGGGAGTTATCTCCCCAACAGTTTGATGATTATTGTAGTTGCACTACCAATGACTGCTACAATTATCATTGCCTTTGGTTCATTGAGCCAAGGGCTTTTTTTGTGTCTGCGATATTTTCGCTTTAACATTTCGGCTACTCCTTTCTTAACCTTATATAATTATTATATCATAGTGTATACACTATGTCAAATATAAAATATAAAAATACTTCATTTATTTAACAAAAAAACACCTAAATTAATAGGCGCTTAGGAGTATTTATGAAAATTTATTTTTGAGAATAGATAAATTGTATTACTTATTTCTTAAATGGATAATAAAAATTTAATTAATGAAATTATCAATTATTTTTTTTCAAAGAATCAACAATCGCTTTTACCGTCGGGCTATCATCAGCAGTATCAAAATCAGTAAATTTTTCATAATTAAGCAAAATATAATTTAAATATTTAAAAACCCTATCCCCAAGTTTCATATATACTTCTCCTCCATTTTTAGGAGTTGTCACAACAAATGTCTTAAACCTTCTGTTACCATCGTAATTATCAAATCGATCTAAAGGAGTTGCTGAATTATAATATGACTTTTTTTCGTTTTCATTTAACAGCTGATTCAGTATGAAATCTTTTTGTACTTCATCAAATACATTATTATCACTGATAAACTTCAAATCATCTTCTTTATATCGTTGTTCCAATCTAATCTCATCTGATTTTCTATAAGTCCGATTGTTCAAATTAGTTCTTGCTTTATTAAATACCCAAGCAATAACGGTAACAAAAATAAATGCTATTGCAAATAAAAACACTAAGTAGATTAAGATGTTTATTTCACTTTTAGGATTTCTTGGAAACAATAAATACCCAAAGCCTGTTAATATTATAGCAACAAATGTTGTTATAAGATGATTATCAGCAACTTTTTCAAAAAACTTTCCTAAATCAATCAATATAAATCTCCTTTAAAATATCTTCTAGTTTATTATATCAAAAAAAATCCCAACACAATGTTGGGATTTAACTTTTTTATAATCTATTAATATTTAAGCGCCGTTGCAGTTCTCTGACAGAATAAGAAACTCGGCTAATTGTTCCGTCTTGTGTGGTTCCAAGGTGTTTTTGTAATGCTTTAATCGTAGCTTGGCCAAACAGTCCGTCTTGTCCAATTCCTAAGAAACTTTGCAATGCTTTGACCACGTTTGAACCTGTCAGTGATGAATCAAACTGAGCAGCATAAATATTTTGATTGAAGGTTTGTTTGTACTGATGGCTAATTACTCCATCTTTACCATCAGTATCAAAGTATTCTTGCAACCGTTTAGCAGTCGCATTACCAAACTGACCGTCAACGTTTAATGTAACCATTTGAGGCTTGTTGTCAGTATTTGCTGAACCTGAGCCAACGATTCGATAAAAATGATGTGGTAAGCGAGTGCTCATGTATGCATCATTCGTATCAACCGCAATCCCATTATGAGTATAAGAACAGTGAATGAATGAACCATTGCTTAAGAAAATACCCGTGTGTCCGTCTGACCCAGCAGAACCTCCTGGAGTACCTGAGATAAAAATGTCACCACGTTGCACTTCTCCGCGACTGATTTCTTTGAGCTTTGTTCCTGACATTCCAAACAAAGTTTCAGTATTACCCATTGAACCTGCTGACAGAAACCCACCAGCAATCATGGCAAAGAATACTGACGAGCTGCAATCATAACTTGTTGGGCCCATTCGTGAAGTCATTGAATAAGTAACTTTACCTTTTCGTGCTTGCATCCATGCAATCATATTTTCAATACTTGACATCATTCGCCCCCTTCTGTAAATTCATGGTCCATATCTTTATGGATGTCCGGTTGGACTTCTACATTAGTTTTGACCAAACTTGCGGTATCATCGCCAATAGTTAGACTTCCGATTGAAGTTAAAATAGAAATTAATGTTGCAAACCCTGCAATACTCAGGGCTTGAATCCAGTCAACACCAATTAAGCCTGTGGCACCAGCACCCAATGCACCAATCATTGCTTGGGCAAATGTTTTAATCGCACGTTCTGTTAAATCTTTAAAAAATGTTTTCATGTTCTTTCTCCTTTTTATACTTTTCGTAAATCTCATGAGCATAATGATTTCCACCCAAAGATGTATATTCATCAAAAATACCACTCACAATTTGTAGTCCATAATCATGATGAATAGCTTCTCCTAATTCAATTCTTTTAATTTCTTGACGCATAATTAAAAGCTGGTCTTCCTGAGCCTTATCTCTAAGTTCCTGCTTTTTATTTAATATTCGATAACCACTCCCGATAATAATGGAAACAACCGTTATCGCTCCCCAATTATCAACAATATCCTTCACGACAACTAAGGCGTGTTGTACAAATGAATTCATACCCCCTGCTTTCTAATTCAAGTATTTAGCAGACATCGCTAATGAGTCTTCAATCAAGTCTTTTAATTCATTAGAAATATTTATAGACTCATTAATCTTTTTTTGCATCCGATAATGTAATTGTTATTGATCCTTGAGTTTCTAGCCCAACTGTGGTTGATGATGAAGCAATAACTTCATTATTATCGTTTGTGAAAATACGATTCATGGATTCTCCAGTTGTTTTTTTTGACATAATAAATTCCTTTCATTTTTTATGATGGATAAACATCATTAGTGATATAAAGTCTTGTCCCCCTAATATAATAACCGCTATTAATAGTAGCCATAATCCTAATTGAACCATCTGGATTAAAATAGATATAACCATTATTCGCTGTATTACCAGGTACCATATAATCTATTGAATATGGACTAATTGGTCTGAATCCAACAGGTAAAACATTGTTAATTGTTGGGGTGTTGTTAATCGTTGAAGAAGCTTGCCCAGAAAAAGTAACTGCAACAAATGACATCATTCGGTCTAAACGGATTCCTATACCACTAACGGTAAACTGAGTTGACTTAACAATTGTGTTCGGGGCTTGAATAGGCATAGAGCTTGATAAATTGGTTCCATCAAAGTTTAGTCCTGCTGCAACACCATTTCTATCAAAAACCAAGTTTCCATAATCAAGTAAAACTGATCTTGATTGATTAGATGCTGGATCAGTCCAACGCATGCCAAAACCCTGTTGCACGTCTAACCCCAAGCTATTTGTTGCTTTGCTTGTTGAATCTGTCGCACTCATATTGATGTGACTATTTTCAATTTCTGTGCTACCCGATGCTGTACCTGAATCCCAGGTACTTTTTATCTTCCCATTGGTAAAAGTTCCATTTGTCACTTCTAAATCTGTCGCATCAATTTTATCAGCCTTAATTGAATTGGCTTCAAGATTATTCGCACTTAAATAGTTAATCATCCAGTGAGTACCATTGTAATAGTACTCAGTATTAGGTTTAATAACTGTTCCATCACTTGCTGTAAGGTCAGCACTTCCTGAATATTTCCAAGTCAAACCTTTAAAGCGTGTTGTTGGCTCAGTATCAGAAACAACTTTGCCGGGGTTGCCATCAGTACCAGGGGTTCCTTTATCACCATAAACTGCTTTTTGTTCCACGATATCTTGTGTCAAGGGCGCTTTATTAAAAGTTGTTCTAGTAATAGACCAAAGGTATTTGTTAGTTGATGTTGTTGTTGGTTGAGAAGTTAACCAACCAGAATCATTCCAATCTTGTGACGGAATGTTTGAGGAAGTTGTTAAGCGGTACTTTTGCTCAATATTTGTGACAGATCTTCCGTCAGTACCTGGAGCACCTGGTGTTCCGGGCAAACCTGCTTCACCATCATTGACATTAGTGATAGTCACAGACTGAGTGCCAACAATCTTATCTCCGATTGTTGCCTTGAAACTATATACTGCCTTATCAGTTACACCGCTAGCATCAACTGTTATTTCTTGAACATTTGCCACATTCGTTCCATCTTTTGACCATTCATAGCTATCTGCGATTGTTTCAGTAGTCGCTGAACCTTTATAGATATGTGCTGATAAATCAGTTGAGCCAGTGCCATTTTTGAACTGAACTCCATTTGAAGTTGATATCTCAGCAAAATACGGTGTAGCATCATTGACTAATTGATTGACAATCGCTTTGATATCAGAAGAAGCCTCGCTCTTTAGTTTTTTATAATTTGAAAAAACAATTTTATTATTAGCAGGGTTTGTATCTGATGTAATGATTTCAGAGACTCTTGCAGATAAAATTAGACCAACATTGCCATCAATATCCATGTAGTTATCATCTTGAATAATAACTGTATCTCCTTTTTGGAGTGGTCTTCCATCTCCAACAAGTTGATTAACTAAAGTAGATGATGGAGTAACGGTATATGTGATTTGTTTGTAGGCATATTGCTTAAATTGACTGACGATATAACCCCACATATCATTGGCGTTTTTATATTCGGTTGTTCGGTCTGAATTTGTCCAAATATCCCCCTTATCTGTTTTCAATTGAGAAGGAAACATTTTAGCGGATAACGGAGCATAAGCTATTTCAGAACCCTTACGTTTATAAAACTCTTCTACACCGTCTGAATTTTTATAGCTGAAATCGTAATTTTTCCAACTAAAACCGTCAGCACCAGTCATATAAGCAGCGTTAAAAAATCCGTCATCACTAACATCTACTTCAACATCCTCGATGTTTTTACCAAATGTTAGTCTGACATCATCACGTTTTGTTCCGACACCTTGAGCATTTTGACCGTCATTTTCTTTATAAATATTTAGAACAACAGTTCTAAGAGAACCATCATTATTTAAAGTCGTTACAAAATCAAATTCAGCATTAAAATTATTGATTACCGAAATAAGTCTTGATAATTTAGATTCTTGTGCATCATAGTTAATCACTCGTGTTAGATTTGAAACTTCGTTAATTCCGATAGTAATTTGAGTTCGAGAGATTAAACCCATTTGGTCAAAGTACCATTGAATATTATGGCTTGCAGTATTCGTTAATGGATTTGCTTGCTCATTAATAAGTTCTCGGTCTAACGAAACGCAGAAAAAGGAAATTTCAGTACTTGTTTCATGAACTGATTGCTCGGATGAAGGAGTCATCAAATAATCTCGACCATTTTTTCTGAAGCTAAAATAACTTTGATCACTTAAGAATTGTGTATAATCCTGTAGTTGATTATTAATCACTTTAGCAACTGTAAAACTAAATGTAGTTGCTCCTTGTTCTAAATAGTCATGAAACTCATCGTTATAATAACTAGGCGCATTGGGGAGTTCATTACTTAAGATTGCTACTTTTTTTAATGAACCATTTAAAACATTAATGAGCATTACAAAATCCTTTCTTTCCATGATATTTCAACATCTGGTGGTATATTATTCCAAGATGATTGAATGATTTTGATCTGACTAATTCCAGGTGGAATACTGAAAGGCTCTGTTCCATTTACTACCTCTGTAATGGCTGATATTCCATCTTTTGATACATCGCCACTAGACATATCAATTTCAACGACTGAACCATTTTTATAGCGATTGGGTAGGTCATTCCATGTATTAACAAAGTCTTTGCGGCACCAAAATTCTCGAATAACCATATGTGTCATTGTTCCTTTAGGACTTATATTGGGTGACCAGTTTCCGAAGAAGAACTTAACCTTATGAATTGCTACATCTTCAAGTTCTGGAACTACAATTGTTTGATGACCGCCTTTCCAATAAAAACCTAGAGTTGCTCCTTGTTTGAAGAAATCCAATGCCCCTCTATTATCATTAAGCATCGTATTATTGTCTTTTAATCCAGTTTGTTCCCCATTATTTGCGACATAAGGAATATTTTTCCATTCTCCTTTGTTAGGTCCGCCAATCCAAAAACCGACAGTCCCAATATTTCCTGTTTTATCATCTTTTAGAGTCCCATAACCAGCTACAAATTCATCATTTTCATCAGTGAATAGAATTTGCATCACCCCAGTTTGACCAAGAACAGTTGTCCATGTAAATAATCTAAACCAAGCATAAAAGTTAACAGCTCCAAAATCCCCATTAGAATCAGGAGGTAAAACTAATTCTGTCATCCCACCTCTAAAACCAGTTTGTGGACCAGGATCGATTAACTTAACACCAGTCATTTTTCGCTGTTGACCATTAGAAGACTTATAATTATATTCTTGGTAGCCAATCGTTCCATTTGTTCCTGCGCCAGTCCACTCTGGATGAGGTTGCCCTGCGGCAGAAACAAACTTATCAAATTTGGGGTCATTTTTACTATCATATAGGATATCACTGTGTTGGATTGTTTCTCCATCAGCTTCTTCTCGATTTCCTAATTCTAAGCTTCCGTTAACCCCAGCAATACCAAAATAACCATTGTCATGATTATTTGTAAGCTTTAAATCAATCCAAGTCGGTAAAGTACCTTGATTATTAATCGTGATATCAACCGAACCATCGTCATTATGAGTGATAGAACCTTTGACTCCACCTGAATTATCTGAGTTTAAAACATTAGTATATGTTGAATAAGCGTGCCCTTCTGGAACTATAAATGTAAGAGTTCCAGATTTATTTTCCGTTGAGAATGATTGTTCTCCGTCTGGCAATGCATACCAAACTTTATTTGGCTCATCTTCGAAAATCAATCCTAATGTAATTTCTGAATTGATATAACTTGATAGCTTCTGTTTATTTATATTTATCTCATCAAAAAAAGTTCCTTTTATTATGTAGTCAAATGAAATATTTCTTGGCCCACGAGAGGATACAATGACATCAACGCCTTCTTTTTTAGCTTGCGTATTATTAGTCCAGCCTGAGCCGATGTCACGTTTTATGTTAGTGACACTTTCGAACAAATCTGAAAGAGTGTTATCTCCATAGGTAACTTTAATTACTTTGCTCATTTGTTCCTCCTTCCATTTACGATATTATTGATCGATTGGTTAATAGATTGTTGTTTTGTAATCGGTGCTGTTAAGGCTCTTGCAGCCTCATTTTTGTCAAATACTGCAATTGCTGGACGATTTGCTAAAGATTGAATTGCTTTAATTAATGACTCGTTATTACTTCCTGACATTAATTTAAGCAACTCAATGATGACATTAAGTTGACCACTATTATCAACAACTGGAGCGCTAACAACTAACTGTTGTTGAACTGCTCGCATATCTCTAAATATCTTCGCATCAGCCGGAATTCCTCCAGTGCCATCGGCATATTTAGGAATAAGCTGTGCTGTTTTACTAGCTTTTAAAATTTTCGTTCCTTTAGGAAGTGGCATTGTCACATCTCGCCCTTCTGGAATAAAACTTACTCCATTAGGCAGACTGACCAACTCCTTATAGGTCGGCCCTTTTTGGTCATTAACCATAGCAAGTCCGCCTGGATGGTATGGTGTACCTTGAGCGTTTTTAGTTGTGCTTGCAACAATTTGAACAGTTTTGGCAGCCGGTAAATTCAAAAAAGAATTAAGAGTGTCAACAGCTGGTTGAGAATTAGCAAGTAAATCAGCAGTTTTTCCTCTGAAGTTATTTTCTATCCATGAATTGGCTGAATTAACGCCTTCCGATGTCTGATTACTTGCTAATAGTTTTTTGGTATTAGTTGGTAAATTATTCCATTGAAGAATTGCATTAGTAGCACCTTCTTTTTTTGCTAATACATCAAAGTTATTAGCGAGCATTTTCTTAACATTCTCAGGCATTGCATCCCATGCTTTTAACGCACTTGCGGCTGCACCTTTTTTGTTTTGGAAATCAGCATCATTACCAAGAAGTTTTTTAACATTTTCTGGCATAGAGTTCCATGAGTTTAATGCTCCGGTAGCATTTCCTTTTTTACTCAAAAAGTCAGTATCATCACCTAACAATTTTTTAGTTTGAGCGGGAAGTGTATTCCAACCAGTTAAAGCTTGTTGAGCAGTTTCTTTATTTTGCAAGAAATTTTTATTATCGCCAAGAATTTTCTTAACAGAATCTGGCATTTCATTCCAAATTTTCATGTTTTGTCTACTATCAGCTATAGCAAGCAATCCCTGTTGATTATTGACAACCAAATTCTTTTGCTCAGGAGAAAGCTGGTCCCATTGCCCACTTGCAATTAAAGCTTCTGCGACTGTAAATCTGGCATTAGTTGTTAAATTAGCGTTCTTCAAGATGAACTGCATATTATCCCAACCTTCTTTAGATTTAACAGCTTCTGCTATAACTTCAGGAGCATTTGTTTTGATTTCACCAGTTTTAGGGTCAAAAATAATACTATTCCATGCATCATTGGCTTTTTTGGCGTCATCCGACATACCAGTAGTATATTTGGCTAAGAGTTTGCCATTATCTCCTAACTTCTTGCTTGCATCACCAGCTTTAGCCAAAGCCTCATCGAATGATTCACCATATAGGCCCATTTCTGCTTCAGCGTTTTCACGCCATTCTTTATACCCTGCTTCACCTAATTTAAGATTCTCTCTGATTACATCCTCAGCTTTAGCGACAGCTACTCCATATTTGCTTAGTTTGTCAACACGTTCTTGTTCTGCAGCAGCCATATTTTCGTTATAGGTATCTTGAGTGATAATGTGACCATCAAGCAATTTTTTTTGGTCTGCGGCTTGTTGATCGTATTCTTTATTTGCTTGTTCTCTCATCCCTCGCATGTCATTGATAACTTGTTGAGCTTGAGATTTAGACATATTATTGAACTCGCCATTGAGAGCCTTCATTAAAGTATTCTTTTTATCACCCGTTATTTTAAGTGCGTCAGCTTCTGATTCGAAAATCACTTTCATATTCGAACTTACACGAGCTTGCTCGTCAACGGTCAATGCTCTATTTTTTTCGTCACGTTTGTTGGCATTGATATAAACTTGTGAAATATCATTTGCAGCAGCTTCTACAACAGACTTAGCACTTTCACCCCTTTTTTTCATTTCAGCAATTTGGTCAGCAGTATAACCTGTTCGTTTCATTGCTTCTTCGAGTTCTTTAGTTGATTTGTCAATATCGCCTTTTGTTCCTTCGGAAAGTGAATTAATGGCATCTTTGACTTTTTGAGCTGAATTCTGACTGCCAGTACCAAACTCTTCCATCGCTACTTTGGCTTTATCAATTCGTCCTCTAAAATCATCTATTTTGTCAACAGTTTCTTTTGGAACTTCCACTTGACCAAAGAACTTAACTCTATCTTTTGCTTCATCTACAGCTTTGCTTACGCCGATAATTAATCCAGCAAGACCAGCAACACCTAATGCACCAACCGCCACTGGACTTAAACCAGCTAATATTGGAGAGATTCCAGCTAAGGAAGCAGATAGTCCTCCTCCCCCAGCTATCGCAGCAGTTGCTCCTCCTGCTTCTGTGGCAATCCCTCTAAGTGCGAGTTCCCCTGCCCCTTTTGCTCCAATTCTAGCCAAACCTCCAGTAACTCCCGAAATAATACTTGTTAATCCACTCAAAGCCTTTGCTGTTGGAGCAACTGCTGCCGCTGCTATTGCCATTTTAATGATGAATTGTTGAGTTTCTGGGCTTAATTTTGAAAACGATCCTGCTAGATTATCTATTTCCTTAACAACAGGAATGATTGAAGGTAGGAGCTTTTGACCTAAATTAATTGATAATACTTCTAAAGTAGCTTTAGCTTTATTAAAAGCATTTTTATCAGAGTTGTTCATTTGGTCTGCAAGCTTTTTAGTATAACCAGTCGCATTTTGTGTTTCTTTGGTTAAGTTGCGTAATGCATCACCACCCTGGTCAATCAAGATATTCATTCCTGTTTGAGCTTCTGTACCAAATGCTTTAGCAATTAATGAACTCTTTTCAGCTTGGGTCATTCCTTCTGTTGACTTCTTGATGGTATCAAGCATATCCGGAAGTCCAATATTGCCTTTTTTCCACTCGTCCAGATTTATTCCTAGTTCTTGGAAAGCTGCTGAAGATTGTTTAGTAGGTTTTAGTAAGCGAGATAATGCACCACGCAATGATGTACCTGCTTTTTCGCCTTCGATACCATTATTTGAAAGTAAACCAATTGCAGATGAAGTTTCTTCAAGATTCATTCCTAAAGAATGTGCAACTGGCCCGACATATTCCATTGCCACACCCATGTCTTCAAAACCTGCAGATGTTTTATTTGCTACAAATGTCAAACTATCTGTTACTCTTTGGGTATTTTTCATCATGGATGCTGTATCTTCAGTCTTCAAGCCAAACTGTTCAAGAATAGCAGTTGATGCAGACATTACTGTTCCGAAATCTTCCCCTGAGGCTCTTGAGGCATCTAATACCGCAGGCATAGCCCCAACGGTTTGATTAAAATCATAACCGCGCTTAATCATTTCTTCCATACCATCATTGATAGATGAGGTATCGATACCGTATTGTCTAGCCCATTGTTTAGATTTATCTGATAAAGTATCCATTTGCTTAGAAAGAACACTTGCTGGTGTTCCATCTGATAACAAAGCTTGGATTTCAGTCATCTTACCATTGAAATTAGTTGCTGCCTGAATTCCTTTTGCAAAAGCGGCTGTAATTCCTACTGTGACTGGTGCAGTTTTTCTAGAAACTGTGTCTAATCCTCCACTTATCTTTTCGAAACCGGATGATAGTTTAGGTAAAATAGAAGTTTGTTTATATTGCTCAACCGCTGCATTTTTCAATTGTGCTTGATATTGTGCTAATTGGGCATTTGCTCGAGAAATCTGATTAGCATAATTTTGAGTACTGGAAGTTGCTTTCCCATCTACTAGTGAGTCTGAATATGATTTTTTCAATAAATCAAGCTGTTCCTTTTGCTTAACAATTGATTTATTCAAAACTTCCATTGGGCTTCTAACTCCATCAACACCTTTACCAAATGTTGAAAATGAGGTTTGAGAAGTTTTTAAATCATTTTTTAAGGCAGCTAATTGCTTGTTAACGCCAGTAATGCCTTTTGAAAAGCTGGAATCATCAAACCCCATTTCAATTATCATTTTCCCTAAAGGTGTATCTGCCATGGCTTTCTCCTTGAACTTTTATTCTTAATTCAAGGATAAACAAAAAACGCCCTTAAAAAGTAGCGTTTTTTCATCTTAAAATTTATTAATACATTATATTAATCTAACTCATTTTTTTAGTAAGTTGAACTACGAGATTCAAGAACTTTATTGATATCCTTTGTTCTCACACGAACAATTATCTTTGAACCCTTTGGAGCATACTCAGCAATTCCTTTTACATCATACCCGTAATTAATCGGAAAGGTATCGTAATCACTTCTCTTTTTTGAATAAAATTGTATTGTTTCTTTGTTGTCTTCCAAACCATCTATCCCAGATTTTTCGCCCTTTGAATTATCATCACTACTTGATAAATTATAGATATAATCTACCTTAAAGCCAGATTTTCTCAATTTTTTTGTAGCTTCATCTTTGCTTATTTTCCAATTTTCAGACTGAGCAATAGGTATTTCAATCATATTTGATGGCACATACTTCAATCCATTGAATGGATTCCTATGGTTAACGGTAATCATTATAAGTAAGTATATACAAAATAAGAATAGCACCATGCCAGAAAATAAAGCTATCAAAAGTTTTTTTGTAAAAACAATTTTAATATTAACTTCTTTGTCATTTGATTTTTTCATAAGATACTCCAGTATTTTTTATTTAATTATATCTTTTTTCTCAGTAAAAAAACAGCTCCTAAGAGCTATTTTTTATAATTTATTCATGAAGTCACCAAGGGACATTACCTCAGTCTCTTCTTCAATCGAACTTGGTTCTGAATCATCGTCATTAGAATTGATTACTCCAACAATAGTCTCAAAGTCATTATCTAAAATGTCTGAAACGGTAAATCCAGTATTGACAACTAACTGCTTAATGAAGTTTAAGAAACTTTCCTTAGCTTCTTTAGCAGTTATGGTTCTTTTTTTTTGTCACTTTCCTCGTTTCCCAAAACAACAGAAATCAAACGTGAGATAGTTGCGTCTAATTCCCATGGGTCTAGCCCTTCTAAAACTTGTTCTTTCGTAAGTTTATCATCTGGGAAAAGACTGGCAATATATTCAAGTCTCAAAGCGATAATTTCTACATTATTAAGTGATTCTTTCTCGATTTTCTCTTGAATATTCCAAAAATCAAGATACTTCTGACCAGTGATATGATTTTGCTTATAAGTGACATCCCCACCCTTTTCGTGGAGAGTGATTTCTAACTTAGCCATTTATTACCTTTCAAATTTTTGCGTCCCCTACGGTCGCTTGACCGACTACGGGGCCATTAGGGTGTAGTTGTCATATTTAAAGCAGCACGTACTTTATCCTGCGCAGCTGTATCAGTTCCTGCATATTTCTTGAAGAAATCGCCGTTATCAGCTGAACCAACTGAGTAGGAAAGAGTATCTGGTTTAATTTCTTCTGCTTTCCCTTGAGTTGTAGCAATTTCAACTCCATCGTATGAGAAAACACCAGTTAAGAACCCTAGCAAGAAATTATTGCCACGAATATCATAGTCTTCAATCAAAATTGAACAATCAGGCGCTTGTGTATCACTCCCAGCTGTGATGATTTCATCTTCATCAATTGCATATCCTAGAATTGCTGACTGTACTTTATCAGGAATATCAATAATGTCAAAATCAATCTTACCATCACCAACACCTTTACCTGAGATATGGTAAACGCCATTTGAACCCCAAGTTTTAACTGGATCAACAGCAAGCCCTGAAATTTTTGCACTTGAAGTTGCCCCTTTATCTTTTTTACCTTCCACAACGAATAAATTTGTGTCAAGTGTAGCTGGCTTACCATCCAAGATACGAATGGTTAATTTTTTAAACCCAACTGTAGCTGTACCCATTTTTTTCTCCTTTATTAATAATCATCATATAATCGGCTATTGCCTTGATAAAATCTTGCATCCACATATCTCTTAGTGGTTGAGAAATACTCATCTAAACCACCTGACATTTGATATAATCCCTTAGTTTTAAGAATTTGTTCAACTTTCCTTTGAAGTTTTTTTGGAACATCGCGCTGAATCGCTTCAATACTAACTTGAAAGATAAAGTGTTTTGATAATGAATCATTACTCGCAAATCCAACTGATTCAGGAGGGCCAGAAGGAATAACAGTAATGCTCGTTTTATCTTTTGGAAGCTCATCATAGCGAACATAACTCTTAAAACCTTCGTATTGTTGAATTTCTTGAATTTCCGAATCAGTTGCTAACTCTTCCATTAATTCGTTAAGCATATCTTTCATTCAATCAACTCCTTTAAATTTCTTTGGGCTGATTCTACAAACTTACTTCCTTGTGCGTTTGAAAACTTTTGTAAAGCACCAAAGCTTTTATAACGATAGCTCTTACCATTCCTAGTAAATCCATTATTTTCTAAATGAACTAATCTCCAATGTTTCCCACTGTTACCAATCTTAATTATTGGAAATCCTGAAGCTCTTGAAACATTCCCTCGAACAACCCCAGCGACTGTATCTCCACTATCAGCAAATCCTTGAAGAGTACTTTTCAAATCAACAACAGCCTCATCTGCTGCTTTTCCAAGAGCTTTACCCTCAATTGTTCTTACACGAGTTTCATTAAACTTTTCTCTTAATTTTGCTTCAATTTCTTCAAAGCCCTTGATTGTCATTGAACTACTCATTAAGATTCGTCCCTCCTAGAATTATTTTCAAGAAAGTTCGGTCATGAAAATCAGGCTGAATGTCAACTATCCCCCAAACCTGACCTGAATATCTAGGGTCATCAATAATAACCTTATCATCATTTTTAGGTTGATAACTCGTTAAGGGATCTCGAATTTTTATTGTTGCTCCATTCTTAACGTTTTGACTTCCTAAGATACTCAAATCCTTGTTGCTTGGGCTATAAATATCCGCAAGTGTTTTAAACTTTTCAATCAGTTCTCCACCTCTTCCATCAAAAGAAGTATCAGGACCTACTCGTTTAAAAGTAACTGAAGTTCGCATTGTTCCATTATTCGTTCTGTTAGAAGATTGAAGGACTTTCTGCGATTTTATCATCACTTTCCTCGCTTTCTTCAGGTTGATTAGCTAGAAAAACGTCACGAATATTTTGAGCATAGTTCTCTTTGAACTCATCAAGTGCATCATTATAAGTGTAACGTGAACGCTCATAGATTAACTCCTCAACTTCAGGGTCAGTCGCATCAGATACACCAACCAACCGAAGAATTGAAGTATAAGAGGCAATGAGCATTTTTGTTAAATTGGCAATTTCATCAGTATCTTCAGTGTTTATCCGCATCCTTTGTTTAAAAGATTTTAGATTACTGCTAGCCCATGTTTCCGCATCGCTCATTGTTTCTCCTTTGCTATTAAGCCTCTGTTACTGTAACTGGTGCTGTTGAATCATCACTCAATGTGACAGTTCCAGCGGTTACTTTCCCATCAGTTGTTGTCAAAGCAAGTGATTTAACACTAAGTCCAGCGGGACCAGTTGCACCTTTTGCACCTGCTGCCCCAGTATCTCCTTTATCACCTTTTGGACCTGCTGGAACATTAGCGATTCCTTGCTCAATGTTATTGAGCCCTTCTTTTGTAATGACGTCTCCGTCTTTCCATTCTTTCGGTGTATAAGCCATTTGTTTCTCCTTTTACTTTATAATTTTGATTCCCCCACGACTGCTGAGCCGACTTGGGGGTTATTTGGGTGTAGCTGCCAATGTTACAACTTGAGCTGTATTATTGTCATAAGCTTTTCCGTAGTAGAAAGACTTAACAGTGTAAAGTTGCAAATCTTCAATTGCTAGGGTTTGATCAAATTCACCCATTTTAGTACCACCCATGTAAGCCCAATAACGGTTAGCCGCAAAGATAACTGCTTTTCCTGCTGGTACTGCAATGGATTGAACAATCTCAACACCAAATGGAAGTACTGCAACCCATTGGCCATTTTGAGTTAGATACATGAACTTAGCTAATGTTCCGTAATAATCATCAGGATTAACAAGTAATTTTACTTGCCCAGAAATATTTACAGATACTCCTTTAGCGTTTTTAGCAAGTTTTTGCATTAAAGGAGCAAGTTTTGTTGCTGCTGTATCGGGTTTCAAATCAGATAAATCCCCATCTACTGTTTTATCTGGATAGGTTGTTTTTCCGTTTGATACCGTTCCATTTTCTAGGTCTTTCATCAAACCGATTGGTTGATTGTCACCATCACCTACAACGAGAGCTGTTTCAAGTGCAAGAGCCATTGCTTCTGACATTTGAATGACAATGAAAGTTTTTAACCAGTCATAGCCATTTTCAAGTGCATCTTTAGGAATAGCAAGAAAGGCTGTCAATTTGCTTTGAGAGAAATCAACTTCTTTAAAAGTTTGGCTCAATTGGCCTTTAATATCTCCGAAGATTTCACCCCATTTTGCTACTCCGCCTGAAGCAAGAGAATCAGCAATAATAGCTTTCATTTTCAAACCAGAGCTTTGGAATTTAATGATATTCAACAATGGGTGAGCTTGCTCTAATTCTGTGAAGACTTGATTCATAATTTCAAGTGGAAGAGTAACATCAGCACCAGTTACACCAGAAGAAATAGCATTAAAGAATTTTGTTTCATTTTCAGAAAGTCCATTAGTTGGACGTGAAGCCATTAATTCATTGATTTTATCTGATGTTGAAGCACTCATATTTTCCATCATTTCAGTTCCAAGAGTATTCATCATTTTGTCAAAAGCTTTAGATTGTGCTGCTTCATCCGCACCATCTTTTACTGCATTGGTATATTTTTCTACAGCCGCTTTGTAATTAGGTAGTTTTGTGTAATCCATTATTTAATTCCTCCAAATTTAAATAGTTGATTTTTAAGCGGCTTGTCTGCCGAGTTTTTAACTTCAAATTCTGCTTTAACTGCAGCTATTTTTTCATCAATTAAATTAGTAATTGAATTCATTTGTTCATCATCGAGTCGAATGTCAATCGTTGGTGATTTTTTTGCTTCACCATTGATCATATTTTTAAACTGACTAATCTTATCAGGAGATAATACTGGGGACATACTAGCAACCAATTGAACTTGTTGATTACCTTCAAAAAGAATTTCATCAACAAGACCTGATTCCTTAGCCTGTTTAGCGTTATACCATGTTTCAGCATCCATCAAAACTTGGGCTTCTTCGGATGAAATATTCATTCTTTTGGCATAGAGTTCAGCAATATTTTCACTTGCTCCTAGCAAAACTTTTGACATAGAGTTCATATCACGATAATCACCATTTTGGCCTCCTGCAACATTATGAATCATAACTTGGCCAATTGGTGTAATTGCAATATGATTTGCAGCAAGTAAAACAAACGTAGCTGCACTCGCGCAAATTCCTGATATTTCTGCTGTGACACTCCCTGGATATTTGCTTAAATCCGTAAATATTTCACTTCCTGCAAATACTGAACCACCACCAGAATTGATTTGTATGGTGACATCTTCCCCATTTGCATTATTTAAAAAATCAGCAACCTTTTTGGGAGTGATACATTCCATGCCAAACCAATCGTAAACTTCTTCATAATCGTTATCGGCAACTGCACCATTAAATTTAAGTGTCTTCACTATTTTTTCCTTTCTCTTCATAATTTTTTGTCATTATAAACCTGTCACCATCTTCTGTTGGTGGTAAATTGACAGCCTCACGAACTTCATTAACTTTTATAACACCACTAGAACCTGCCTTATCGATTGCATCCGCACGGTCAAGAATATTAACTGTTTTATAGCCTGTCATTTGTAAAGTGTTACCATTCATAAAACCTGACTCTTTAATTAAGAGACTGGCAAATCCCTCTGCTAATTTATTTCCGATAGGAACTGCCGCAGATTCAATGGCCAAATCCAAATTCTCAGAGTTATTAGCGGTTTCTCCAAGCACCAAAGCAGGAGGAATTCCAATCAACCCTGCTATTTCACCAATAAAAATTTTCTTTAATGTTCCAAAATCTGTGATTTGATTTTGAAGTGTAGCTGATTTACTAGAAGAAATTTCATCATAAGCAGATTGTGCTTTCCCATTGTCGGGAACGAATACAATAGGATCAGTAAGTAAACTTTGAGATAAAGTTGTCGCAAATTGTTTTTGAACTTTTTTTTGCTCATCTTCTTCAAGTTTTGTATTGACGGGAATACTTAACTTAGCTCTCAACTGACCAACTCGTAGTTGATTGGTAATTAATATTCCAAACAATTTCCCATAATCTTCCCACAGACTATCAATATATTTTTTTATTCCAATATTGTCATTATCCAAATGGAAACAGTCAACTCCTTGAGTAAATACTCCATCAAAATACTTTTGAGCATACGGTCCAGAATTTGGAGCATTTGCGACATTACTACTTGAGAAATTAATCGTTACACCAGAATAGGTATTTCCATCTAATGAGTAGTTTGTAACAAAGCTATCAGCGACATAAAATTTATCATTATCTCTGATAACTAATAATTCGCCATTGAGTAGCTTTTTTACCATTGCTACTTTAAATTCACTGGCAGTTTGATTTGGATTAGGTTTTACATTTAAAGCATAATTAAAATCTGAATCCGTAATAGAACTTTCATTCTTAAACACAAATTTTCCTTTAGAAATTAATCGTGCCAAGTAACTTACACATGATTCTAAAGCAGCATTTTTCATTCCTAGGGTAGCTTGTGCATTAAATAAGGTTGTGTAACCAGAAACATCAGTATTTTCACTTTTGCTTTTAACCGACGCCCAAATGTCTGAAAATAGTCCCACATTTTCTCCTTTCCGTACTTTTAATTCAAGTTTAATGGAAAAGTAGAGCGAAAAAGTAGCGTTTTTATAAATAAAAAGCCGCCATTTCTGACAGCTTTATTTGAGGGTTATCGCACCACATTACTAATATTTTATTGCTCACTCCTCTACAATATGAATTATGCTAGATTTTTACTCTCAAAAAGTAGCGTTTTATCCCATAAACCAACCCAAATTATCATAGAAATTAGTGGTATCTACTTCATTTAGTAAGTCAGCCTTGAACATCGCTGCTTCAAAAGCTTTAAATCCATCTGTTTTTCTTCTGACATCTTCTTTTTTGATATATTCCACATTCCCATCTTTTTTCAAATGTCTAAGTACATTATTTGTGTACCACCGCATCATATCATTATCACCAAAATTAATTTTTTGATTAGCGAAACTGTCCTCGATTACGGTTGATAATTGCGCATCAATAGCTCTAAAGTTGCGGATAACTTCCACACGATAACCAAGCGGTTCTTCAAATTTACCATTCCAAGAGACTTCGAATCCCGCTTCTTCAAATTTAGGTTGTAAATACTCCCTCATTTTATAGCCGTCTCCACAAATAGTTTGGAATTCATAGCCTTCTTCATCCCTCATACGAACAAACCAATCTACAACGTGCTGTGCATCCATTGACGGTTCATCTAATACTGTGAGCACCCCCTCATTCTCCCATTGTCTAATCGGGGCAAATCGTCGCTTGCCATTAACATTTTCATTTGGCTTTGAATAGCTATATATTCTATCGACAAATTCTTTACGAACAAATGAATGAGATTTGAAAACATAATCCCCATCAACTTTAAACAAAGCACCAACTGCAATAAAGTCACGAGTAGAAGCAAAGTCAAATCCTCCAACCGCAGGTAGATTTCTTAATTCTGGAAATTCTTTTTTAGTTGCTTTTAATTCTTCATAGGTTGCCACGCTTCTTTCAATGTCAGTAACCGGCAAATTCATACGTTTGGTCATAAATTCATCACGCCCACTCGGATTTACTTCCAGTTTTTTATATTGCTTTGTAACCTTTTTATACAATCTTTTCGCATAACTGCTCATTGGAAGAGTAAACATAGGATTAGCCATTTCCCAATTTGTTGGATCATCGACTTCTTGCTCATCGTTCAGTTTGCAAATAAAAGGAAATAATTCATCAAAATCAGCATCACCTTTGAGTACTTTATGAGCTAATTCCTTCATTTCATCAATGAATCCCTCGCGAACAAATCCATCTGTTCCGATATAGAACTCTCTTGGATTAGCAACTTTACCCAAACCAGAAATATAAACATCTGTTACTTTATGGTCTTCATATTGGTGTATTTCATCAAATACTACTGCACCGTCACGCAAACCATCTTTTGTATTTCCATTGCTTGTCTTATAGCGAATAATAGACTGGGTTTTGCGATTTTTGATTTCTTTTTTACCCCAAGAAAACATTCTTTGAAGTTTTTCATTCATCTCAATTGTGTCGTAGATTTCTTCAAAGCTCATTTTAGCTTGATCTTCACTATTTGCGACAAGCGAAATATGATACTTGGGAATTCCGTGCATTGGAGTTTGCAAGTAGTTAGTTACTCCAGAGATTAAACCGTTCTTACCGCCACCACGCCCCATCATGATTAAAAATTGTTCAAAAACAATATCATTCCCATCACTCCAAAATAAAAAAATGAAACTAATAATAAATTTTTGAAAGTCCTCTAGTTTAAAATAAAATGTTTCGATATATCTGATGCATTTATTTATTTGACTTTCATCAAAGTAAATTTCTTTTCTTTCAAGACGAGGTTCAATTTCTCTAGCGATATATTCAACAAGTTCTATACGTTCCTTGTTAAGTTTTACTTTTTGAGCATGATAAGAATTGATATAATCACTGACATATTTAATCAGCATATAAATCTTCCTCATTAAAATCATTATTTTTGCCCTTTTCGGCTCGTTTTTCCTCGAAAAATTCATCCAATTTTATAAGAGCTGTATTAATTTTTACTTTCTCAGAAATGGCAGGGTTTGGTTTCAAAAATTCTTGATTACCATTAACGACTTTTATCATCGTTCCATCTTTAGAAATAGATTTATCAAGGTTTCTGGATATTCTAACCAAACTACAATATCTCTCCACCTTTTCGATTTCTGAAGCTGATTTTTCATTAATTAGCCCTAATAATTCTATTTCAAGTTTGCTTTTTGCCATGGTTACCCCCCCTTTCAAAAAAATGGCTTTATATTTGGTTAAAAAACCCCAACCGGTCTGTGGTAAATTTGGAAATAGACCCAATTATTTTAGACCCGGGGGTATATTTTAATTATTTTTTTGTAATTTCCGAACAATAAAATCAGAATTCAAAAGTTTCATCATCAAACTGCTTATATCTGTGTCTATCATGCCTCTTGTTGTGGCAGTCGTGACATAAGGTACGTAGGTTACTAGGTTCTAGTGCAAGCTCTGGATGATACTCAAGTTCCTTGATATGATCTATCTCTAGTGTCGCAGTCTTAGCCGTTGTCACTCTGCCTTCTGCTTTGCACCATTGACATTCATTGTTATCACGCTTGAGTATCTGTTCTCTCATACGTCTCCAATCTCCTGAGCAATAGAACCTGTGTCTTGCCTTTGGTGTACTCACATCTATCATGATTCAATCGTAAAACAAAAACGCTACGAAAAAGTAGCGTTCTTTATATTATTCATGAAACATCTTAAGTAAATGACCACCGTCATATTTCTCAGCAAACTGTTGCGTTGCTTTATTATTTCTTGCGATGACTGCGCTCTTGGAGTAATACATATTCATTGTAATCTTAATGATTCCCCAACCGTCAATGTAATAACGTTTGAATATCTTGCGATCATCTTCGTCTTTAATATTATCTAATGCTTCATTGATAAGCTGAGATTGTTTGGCATTCTTCTTATTACGAATGATAATTCTTAAGGTCATTCGAACATCATGCCATTGCGCTTTCGTCAATTCTTTTGTCATATTCTAACTCCTGTTATGTTATAATAGTATTAGAATAAATCGTTTGTAAAGCCCGTTCCCAGCGGGCTTTTTTTGTTTATCTTCATGTAATACCCATAAATTTTAATATCAATCCTATAATCAAACATGATATTCCGAATAAGAGTACATAGTATTTTGTTTTTTCGTAGAAATAAGTAAATCCACGGATAATTGGTTTATAAATAGTTCTATCAAAAGCTTTGCCAGCTTTTTCTATGAAAGCAACTATTCTATTCATTTTCCCTCCAGTTGAGTTTAACGAGTTCCTAGCTTAGTAATTTATTTATCCTCTTTTATCATTGTTTCTTGTGATATAATTTAGTTGAGTTTATTTAGCTCAAAAATAACAGAAAGGAGCTCATTATGTCTAAAACAGATAGTGAATTAACTGCAGAAATTGTAGCAGCTTATCTTAGCAATCCGTCAATTACACCTAAAGGTGAACGCATTCCTGATCTTATCAAGAATGTACACGCTGCTTTAAGTGAATTACAAAATTAGTATAATACTTTTAAACTTCTTATAAGCTCATAAATGAAAACTTCATTACTGGGCTTTTTTCATTTATCAAGCCATTTCATTATAAGTTTCACGATATAGCCACCTATCATTCCACCAATAAAGGCCAGTATAATATCACTCATCATTCCTCTCCGAACACGGTCTCTGACTCGTCAAGGTCTGAGCGGTTTAGGTTTCTGTCATAGACTTCAAGCCCTGAATTACTTGAAACCCACTCAATCTTTTCACATCTCTTGCACACTCGAATATATAGTGCATTTTCCCACTTATGCCCGAACAGCTTACACATTAGTTTCATTATCCAACTCCTATCAATTTCAAAATCAGAGCAATCCATACTATTAATTCAACTACAATATAAATGCTCGCATCTATTGGCTTTATTATTCTTGGTTTGCCAATGTTATAAATTACCATTCCTGCTCCTATAACATCACCTATCAGGAATATCCATAGAATTATATTAATCACTGGTTGTCCTCCTTATCAAAAGGTTTCAGATAACCTTTAAATTCTTCAATCTGACGTTCAATATTTTTAAGAGCATTTCCAAGAGCTACTTCAATATCAACATTGTCTTTAAATGATTCTCTATTCTGCCAAATAAATTCCATCCGTGTTGCTGATTTGTCAATTTGTTTTGCATAATCAGTAATATAATTAAATTTATACTGTGTATATCCTAATTCTTGTTTCATTTAAACCTCCTCCCAAAAGTCACATTTATCGCATAAATAGTAACAATCACCTAAATTTCCGTAGTAGTCCATTAAATAGCCACATTTAGGGCAGTTCCTTTCAAGCTCTGTATAATACAGCCAGCGCTCGCTACCTAAATGAAATTTAACGATTCTTATATTTTTAATTTGGCGCTTTTTTGTTGCTTGTCTTTGTTTCTTCCAGTTTGATTTCATTCAATCCTGCCTCTTTTGCTAGTTTATTCATTCCTTCTAGTATTTTTTTGTCCATTCTATTAAATCCTGGACCAGCAACTAAAACTTTTTTATTTCCTAATGACTCATTATTCATTCAATCCCTCCCCACCAGTCATTGACCAGCGATATTAGTTTGTTTTTCATTTTATTTATCCATTTTCTTTATTTTTATAGTAAAATTAGAAAGTATTAAAAATCAATATATTCACGGAAAGAATTTATGAAATTATTAACCAATACTTATTTTTTTATTCTCGTCATATTAGTAATTATCATCTTCTTCATTAGATTATTTTTTTTACTTGCTAAAGTATTGAAAATGACACAAGAGAGTAAAAGGAAATATCTAGCAAAACATCCCGAAAAAACTGAGACAGATTATAGACAATACCGTAAATCTTTAGTAGCTTATGAATTACTACACTTGTATACTCCATTTCAAAGGACTTTATTTAAAGTTACAAGAGGTGGAATAATGATATCTCTTGGAATTCTAGTTGCACTATTTATTATTAACGACTCTTTGACATACTCATCACAGCTTCTCTACGGACTTATCTTCTATCTCTTAGGATTTTTTATTGTTCTTCAACCAAAAGCGGATAAACAAATTAGATTCTGGAAAAATTATTTAGTTATGCATCCAGAAAATCTGTTGAATGTTACAATCAATGATTCAGTAGACAATCTAAAAAAGATAAAATTAATAGAGAATGCCCGAAGAAAATGTATGATTAATTGTTTTATCATTGGCACGCTCATCTTATTTCTTAGCCTAATCATCTACTTACGTACCCAATCATAGTTACAGAAGCGCTCAGGCGCTTTTTTTCACCCCTCCACCACTTTCACTAAATCAACTCCGAGGGCTTTGCCTGCGAGGTAGGCGAAACAAATATTTTGATTCTCATCAATCCATTTTCCTATTTTTGTAGCTGCAAGTTGATTGTCATAAGGATTTACAGCATTATATAGTGCATCTCTAGGAACAGCAATTTTTCTTTGTAAATATTTATTTTGAGTTTCCCAACGTTTATCCAACTCATCCGCAATGTTTTTCAGAATTATGAGCTGGGGTTGAGGTTCGGGAAGTTCATCATACAAAGGCTTAATCCATCCAGTCGTGAAGTCGCCCTCATTTTTTCGAATGACCACAGTATTATCTTTTCTGAACATCATGTCGCCCTTCCAATCGGCTCTATAAAAAGCTACTGGTTTAATATTTGCTAATTCACTCATCGCCGCTCCCTTCATTTTCAATCGCTGCGAGTACTTGCTCTGCATATATTGCTTCAACACTTGCCTTTGAGGAAGCATTAAAATCATCTATTGATAATTCCATGGTTCCATCTGATATTTCTGTCAGTGTCTTTTTCGCAGTGTTAAGCTGTTCTTGGAGTTTTTCAACCGAAAGTTTGTCAGTGGTGACAGGTAAATTTTCAGCTAATTCAAGTGCTTGTTTTGCATTTTTCATCATCATTTTAATTGTTGAGCTTTTGAAATTCATGTGCCAGTTAGATTTATCAGATATTAATTCCAATCTTTCACGATAAATGCGCTCTTTTGCTGTTTCTTGTGTCATAAAAACGCCTCATTAATCTTTGCAATCTCATCTTTATCAAAATAGAAACGCTCACCGTCATATCCATTCATATCAACATTTTCAAATTTATCAGTAATTAGTTCTTGAGCAGCCTTGATTTTATCCCACTTGTCAACAGGCATAATTACTGTAATGTTTTTAGGATTAGGAAATTCTCTTGAAGTAAATGTATCTTGTGCCATATCAAAGCTCCTCATTCAATACTAGGTCCACCACGTCATCATTATTAACTACTTGACCAATTCCATAAGCGTCACCATTGTCGCCTAAACAGATGCAAACTGTGGCATCATGTGGCATTTTTTTAAGTTCTTCAATAATTTGTGCTACCGTTAAATTTTTCATTCTCACACCTCCCCAGTGCTACCAAATCCGCCTGTGCGCTCTCCGTTTGCATTGTCATTATCAACTAGCCCATACTTCACAAAAACGGCTTGCATGATGCGTTGACCTGCTTCAATCGTAACTGGCTTGTCAGTAATATTAGTGAACATTCCCATGAACTCATTTGGGAAATAATCGTGATCTATTACTCCCAAAGAGTTTGATAGTGCAATTCCACGTTTTCTTGGATTAGAACTGCGGTCAATTAACAGCATTACATCATCTTGTTCCATTTGAACAGCTAAACCAGTTGGTACTAGCTTTATTTCTCCTGGTCGAATTATTACTTCTTCGCTTGCTGCGATATCGTAACCAGCAGAACCTTTTGTTGCTCTTTCTGGAATTGTTGTTTTAGAATCGCCACGTTTTACAAATTGTCGTGCCATTTTGTTTCCTCCATTGCTATTCGCCATAAATATCTGCATCTGTCAGCTTAAACTCAATTAGAGTATCATCTGGATAAGAAACCAATTGAGTGGCAAACACATCATCATCATCTTTTTTTACTTTTGCTTTGATATTGATTGATACTTTTTGATGTTCTTCAACAAGTGAATCATAGAGAGATTTCAAATCCATAATATCTTGGCTACTTGCTTTTGGTAAAATCGTATATTTGGTGTAATCTTTATCAAACCAAGAGTCCAATCTTTCAAAATTAACGGATGAATTTTCTCGAATATTAAGTTTAGCTGTGACGTCATAATCATAATCTTGCTGCTCAATAAGTTTTGTAATCTTGAGCATTGATTCATAATCGCCTTTTGCGTTTAATTTCAAAGTGGCTTTATAAGGAATTCCCGCAAATTCTAAACACCTAGCAATGGCAAATGGATCTTGTTCTTTACCATCTTCGCTTAACTCTGGAGGAATAAATTTCACTCCGACTGAGTAACCTCGTACAAGAAGTGAATTATAGTATTTTTTAACTTCATCGCTGTCCATATCAACAATAAATTCATTGATAGTGCGTTCAGTTAATTTATTATTTTCTGCAGTTTCTTCTTTTGGGAATATTGTTTTAATTTGGTATGTCATTTTTTCTCCTCATTTCTCATATCACAATATTTTTGCGCAGCTTCACGAGGCTCAAACGTTCTGCGTGTTCCATTAGCATCACTACGTCTTACAGCTCCGAATCTACCGTTTAATTCTGCTTGGACGACCCATTCCTTAGTCATTTTTCGTGTCCTCCAAGTAAATATTTAAATCGAACTGATTTTTAATTTCAGTTTTTTTGATTTTATGGAAAAGGAAACTTGCAGAAAATACTTCAATAGCATCTCCGAATTTAAAACGGATAATCATATTTCCGTAGCAATCTTTTACATTAACTGTCATTCCTTCCGAAATTGTTTTTAGTAAACTTTCGACTGTCATTTCTTATCTCCTAGCTCTTGAATTCTTTTATGGAAATCTTCCTGCATTTCCTGGTTAAATTTATTCTGGCTATCTAATTCAAATTCTTTTTTGGTTTGCTCACTCGATATATTTTGACTAGCAAGCTTGCTGATTCGCCTAGCTTCATTTCTTGTGTCGTAATATCCCATAACTTATACCTCAAAAATAATAGGGCTGTCGGTGCTATACCTCCTAGAGGGCTTCATTACTCTACCGACTGTATTAATCTCCTTGCTGCAGAACCCTAGTGATTATTTATCCGTTAATTATTTTCATTGCATCTTCAACACTCCTTGCAATTCCTGAAAGTGCGCCGTTTTTACGCATTGTTTCTAAAAAATTGATTTGGTCAGGTCTCACACGACCTGTTTCGCTTTTTACTTCAATATAAAATACTTGACCGTCTGGGCGAAAGCCGTACAAATCCGCATGACCTTTTGGCAATCCTGTATCAAACCAACGTCCATCAATCGTTTGCACTTTCCCAACATTACTTCGAAATATTTTATTTCCAGCTTGCGATACTGCAAGCATTATTTCAGACTGAATCGCATGTTCTGACTTCATAAGATTAGTTATGGAACATCTGGAACAGTTTCAGTTCAGTCATAGCAACATTTGAACCATTGTTCCATTTGTTCCATTAATTTCACACTCCTTTTTTATTTATATATTTATCTTTTTATTTACTATTTCTTATTTATTAAAGGAACAATGGAACAAAAAGATAATAAGTGTAGATATATCAAGGTTTTTGAGTTGTTCCATAACTCAATAAATAATGGAACAACTATGGAACATCTGGAACAGTTTCCCAACACCATATAGGCTTTTCTTTATCTTCACTATCCCAACGAAAACCAATATAATAATTCGGAACATCATTTGTAGGTAAAAACTCATCTTTAGGCCGAATTTTTTTCTTTTGCCAATTATCAGGTATATTTTTACTTAAATCATTATCAAACTGTCTTTTAGCTAAAGCGGTATAACCAGAATCTCTACACCACTCTTGATAGAGCCACCATAAGAAACGAACAGGTAAGACACTTGATTTAAATTGAGGAAACCACTCATTGACAAATTCAATAATTGAGTTGTTCTTTTCTTTGAACTCCTGCATCATCACCTTTGTTGCTTGCGGTTCATCAAATCGTTCAAAGTTTAATTCAATCGCCTTTTTTAAAACATATTGAAGGACTTCTTCACGGAAAATGTAATCGTCTTTGATTGCCCAATTATCGTCCTTAGCAGAAAATGTTTTTCTAAAAGGAATAATTAAGAAACGACGATAGGTTCCATTTGTTTTATTTCTGACTTTAGGCAATCCATTCGTTGATTGAATGACTGTCTTTTTATAAAACGAAACATAAGGTTGTTTCCCTTTTTCTTCGACAAATACAGGTTCACCAGTGACTACACTATTAAAATTTGAACTGTCATCAATATATAGTCCGGCTTGAACATCATCTCCAATAATCACAGTCTTACCTTCAATCATTGAGAGAGTGAATCGTTCAGAAAACTGATTGATTTTCAAACTCGCTACATTTTGTAATCCAACTAAATTACTAATTAATTGTTGTAAAGTTCCCTTCCCATCATTTCCTTCACCGACAAACCAGATAGACTTACGATAAGAGTAGTTACCGTTTAAACTTGCTGAGATGACTTGCCATAATAATTTGACAAGCTCTTCATCTCCACTCATTAAATCAAGTAACCAGTCGTCCACATTCCAACCATTGATATTAGGCGCTTCGATTTCTTCGATATACTCTGTTTCAATCGTTGAAGTGAAAACATATTTAGCATTAAAAGGCTCTAATTTTTTTGTTTTCTTATTATAGATACCATTTTTCACAGGCACTAAATCACGGCTTGCTGTGCTTTCGACTTCTTTCGCCATGTTTTTAAGGTGAAAGATAACTTGATTTGATTTAGCTTCTGAGAAACTAGGTTCAAGCCAGAAAATCACATTATGAAAAAAATCTGCTCGTGTTTCATAAATTCCTTTATCAATGTTATAAACAGCCAAACGATCGTTAATTTTTACAATTGTCATGTGCTCTTGCATCTTCGTTGCGACAACCAAAGGAGGGACACTTTTTACTTTTTCGTTTTCTTCAAGGTAAAACTCTCTAAATCTTTTGAAATTATTTCTCAGGTCTCTGAGACTTGTAATTTCATTTGTTGGAAAGCTGACAATTTTCTTTGATTCATTATATTCAGCCTCCATCGCTTCGAATTCCATTTCTTCGCCTCATCTCCTTCTTAAACATACTTTCAAAAGTCCTTTCAAACTCTTTATCTTCTAATGGATCACTTGTGGCAAAATTAGATTGTTTAGCTAATTGATAGACCACATCAAAATCCACATTTCTTAAAAACAAACCACCTATAAATCGAGCTAAAGCATCATTTCTGCCGCCACTATCCCCCAAACCATGAACTATCGTTTCAAATAGTTGAGCAGTTTTGCTGCTTCCACTTGTTGTAAATCCTGAAAAATCATAATGGGTATAGTTATCACGGTTTTTCATAATCTCACGAATCAATTCTTTAGGTGCAGTAATAATTGGCAACTGATTATCCCATTTATACTGGCCTTTTCTAGTAACACTAGGTGGAATCACAACGTAATTGTTTTCGTGGGCCTTGATGTCAACTCCTTTTAGAAATCCAATGCGTTGAGTCACGGCCATATCTTCACGTTTCAAGAAAAAGTATTGTTTCCCACCACTCGCCGTGGTTTGAGACAATGTAGGTTTCCACCATTCTTCATCTAACAGCGGTTGAATAGATTCATAGCCGTTTATATCATTATGAACATCAACGTCTACCACTACGAATTTATCGCACTTCATGGCTAAATTTGCTGTAGGGTTTTGTTTCCAAAAAGCTTTGATTTCATCTTCTGCCAGTGGCTCACGATCCGCAAATTCTATCATTGGCTTTTTATCACGAGAAACTGGAATAATTGATATTCCAAGTTTCTTGTAACGCAAGGCCGTCTCAAGCATTATATTTTCCATATTTAGAAAGGTAGAGCGTCGTCGCTAATTTCAGGAGCGCTTTGAGCCGCAAGCATACTGGTTTCCATTTTCTTCACATTCAAGTTTTCGTAAGTCTTACCATTTGATTCGCTTGTTTCATTCTTAACTGTAACTTTTAAAGCTTTTCCTTCAAGCATGCCTAGATAATCATCCAAGCTCTTAAATTTTGTACCATTTGGAATCCCTACTTGTTTTGCAAGATTCATAATAGAACCTTCTGGATATTTCCCAGTATCTTTTTTCTGCCAAATTTTATGGAAAATAACGCTGTTTTTATGTGGTTGATCAAAATCAGTACGGATACGAAGTGGAATATCAATATAATCAGCTCCATTTGGAGTTGTTTTCTCCATAGAGTGTTCAATAGTTACTTCATAAATACCGTCTACAATATTTCCGAATTCTGACGCTTTTTCATAATCGATTTCAAACATTTTTTATTACCTTGTGGCTATAGCCACCCTCTCATTTTTTGTTGTTGGAAAACCCAACCGTTTTTATATCCGTGTTGATTTTTAAATTCAACGAGTTCATCAACACTGTCACACATATCTGCACTGATATATGTAGAAACTCGTTTTTTTAGTTTTTGAACTTTTGCTTCTGTTATTTCTTGAAGCTCAATTTCTTTGATATTTTCAAGCTCTCGCTCAGTTAATTCCGGCTCATGACCACAATATGGACAAGTTCGTGTAGTTGAACTATCAAAGCATCCGAAACACATTTCGCATTGTTTGATAGTCAGTTCTCCATTTGTGTTATACTCAGAACGTTTTTTTGAAATACCGCTGAGCGTCCACTCTCTATCCTCATTGGGTAAGCCATGTCTTGTATAATTTCCAACGTGGTCAATCAGAATCGCTGTTTTACCAGGTTTAGGATTTAATGGCCTCATTGCAAATTGTAAGAACAAGCTCAGTGATTGAGTTGGTCTTAACATAATGCAAGTCGTCACATCTGGTAGATCAACTCCTTCAGTAAATAATTCAACATTAATCAGAACTAATATTTCACCAGCTCTAAATTTATTCATGATAGCTTCACGTTCAGTTTTCGGAGTTTTACCATGAACTACTTCTGCAGTTATTCCGGCTTGATTAAATTCTTCTGAAATATGTTGTGCTGTTGCTACATTGTGAGCGTAACAGATAGCTTGTTTACCCTTGGATAGTTTATTGTAGTGAGCAATAACATCTCCATAAATTGCTCTTTTAAATGCTTCATCCATTGACTTTTGTGTAAAATCACCGCTTGTTTTCTTTAGTTGTGAAGTATCAATGATATTTGGAGCATAGTATTTAAAGGGAGCAATATTTCCGTGCTCTTGCAGCCACTTGATGGACTTTCCTGTTATTAAGTCATCAGCCATATCTTCGAACCCTTGACCGTTCAAACGAATAGGCGTTCCAGTAAAGAATAACTTTAAGGCATTAGGGAAAGCTTCCAGTATTTTTTTGTAACTATTCGCTTTGATATGATGCGCTTCATCCACCAGAATGATTTCAGGCGGTGGAAGTTCATCAATTTTCCTAACAAATGACTGAACACTTCCAATCGTGACATATTCCATATTGACCCGATTTAATTCAAAGGTTTTAACAACTTGGTCATTAATTTCTTTTCGGTGACTAAAGAACAAAACATGATTCTTCTTGTCAGTAGCACCTTTGGAAATATCAGCCATCACAACCGTTTTCCCAGAACGTGGCGGACTTTGAACAATGATTGAGCGATTACCTTTTAAGAACGAGCTTTTAATTGATTCAACTAATTCTTCTTGATAATCACGGAGTTTCATCTGGTTTTTCACCTCCGAAATTAAATAAATCTTCAATCTTACAAGCTGTTCTATCATCTAGTCGATTCTTGGCATAAGTTCCTTCACTTCCCTCAAGAATCAAACCTCGTGAACCTGTTTTTGAATTAACAATGATTCGACCGACTAAATCTGTCAGTCCAAGCAATTGGTTTAAAACTGAAGTCCTGATTTGTGGAACATACTGTGTGATGATTTGGCCAGTTTCTAAGTTCAACTCATGCGTATCTTCCCAAGCAGTCACATAGATATTAATTGGTTTACTATAAATCGCTGTCAATATTCTTAAAAAGTAGTTAGTCCATTGAGAGTAATGTTGCAATTCATTACTGATACCATTTTTTGATTTGCGGCCTTGTTCAATGAACCAATCAGATTGCAGGCTTGAGATATTATCAATTACTAAATTGTCGTATTGGTCTAGTACTTCATCAATTTCTTTCAAAAAGATGTTAATATCTTCAGATGGATGCTCCCTGTCAAATGAGATTCTTCCTTCATCATCAATGGTTCTTACATCAACATTTGGAATTCCTTCCAGAACCTTGTGTGAATTATCCATAGATAACACAATGGTGTTTCCATTTAAATGTTTAATCTGTGAAGTTTTTCCAAGCCCTGCTTTTCCATAAATTAAGATGCGCCAGTTATTGGTTCGACTTAAATCGGTCGCTTTAGTTATTTTCATTATCTAAACCTCAAACTTTCTGACTTCACAAGTTCAGCACCAAGAATCACGTTACCTGCTTTAAGTGAATCACTGAGTTTCTTTTCATCCAGTTGTTCTGAATAATACGCTTTCGGAATCAATGGCTTATTCGTAATCTCTAGCTTAGGAGCGCTTTTTTGATACCAGAACGTGTGATTGTCCGTTTTTACTTTTTCTTGTTTTGTCATCTTCATGAACTCATAAAGTTTATTTTTGACAAATTTTTCTTTTTTATCGTAAGACTTAACTTTTTTCATTTGATCATCATAAGCTTTCTTGATGATGTCAGCCTTTGCTTTTTCGACTTCTCTACGAGCTTTCAAATCTTTAACGAAAAAGCCGTAACCGTCAAATTTTTCTTCCATATTTTCAAAGAATCCGTTACTATCTAACGTATCCATGAAAAGTCCTTCATCTTCATCAGATAAGTTGAGGGCTTCTTGAAACTGTCCTTCAAGCTGATAAAGTGTTAATTTTTCTTCTGCCATTTGTTTTTCCTTTACTATTTTTTGGTATAATTTATTTAAAAAATAAATTTGGGGTAAATGATGTCAAGATATACTGACTATAAGCATGCTAACGAAATACTAAGAAGTATAGAAAAGAATCCAGAAAAGTATTTGATTATTCACTATTCCTGTGAGAGTTTTTTCAACCTTAATGGTAAAAGTCCACGTATTGCTTCCATTTCTGTCAGACAATATAACAATGCTCAAACTAATAACTTTTCTATTCATCAAGTCGCCGAACAGTTAAATATGACTATTACTGACGAAAACTACTTGGAAATAGAGAAAAAATTATTAGATGATTTTTTTGATTTTGTAGATAAAAAATCTGATAAAATTTGGTTGCATTGGAATATGAGAGATAACTCATTTGGTTTCGGGGCTCTCGAGCTTCGCTATAAAATTTTAAAAGGTAATCCGACTATTATTGATAATGATAAGAAGATTGATATTGGTCATTTATTTAAACAATATTACGGAGGTGGTTATATTGGTAACCCTCATATTCAAAAATTGTTAGAGAAAAACCACTTTAATGACAAGAACTTTTTAAACGGGGCTCAAGAAGCTGCTGCATTTGACAATAGAGAGTATGTAAAACTTAGTCTTTCAACATCTAGCAAAGTTAATTTATTTTCATCTTTCATCACCTACGCAGTAAATGGTAATCTTTTAACAGATACTTCCAAATTGAAGATGCGAGGCACTAATATTTCCGGACTTTATTCAACATTTGAAGAAAGTCGATTTGGAAAAATGATAATTGGTCTAATTCTCATGATTATCGGTGGAATAATTGGAGAAATAATTCCAATCTTGATGAAGATTTTACATTTTTAATTTCTAATCTAGTTTTACTGATTTCATTCTCAATGTCTCTTTTAGATAATAGAATTACATCATCAAACCATTCTTTTTCTAAATAATACTTTTGATTATTTGAAATCATAATCCGATTGATAGTTTTAAAATGTTCAATTCGCTTCTCTAAATTTTTAATCTTTAAACGTCGTTTCTTGTTCAAAATTATCCCCTTATGCTATAATAGGTTTCTATTATATTTACTTAGCTCACGTTGCCGCGTGGGCTTTTTTCTGTTTTATCCATCAGTAAACCTCCAGCAATACTCCACCGCTTCTAAGTGGTGTAAAGTTCATTGTCTTACCTTGATAAAGCACTGTATCGGTTGTTCGTGTGATAATCCACTTAGCACCATCGATTAGAGCAGTTTGAAGCGCAGCATCTGCTTCTCTTGACGTTAAAATTGTGTTCTTCATTCTAATTTCCTCTCACTTTATAACTGATTCACGCTTTTTCAGTTCTAACTTATATTCAGGAGTATTTACAAACTGCATGAAGTCTCTGATTTCTCTGTATCGAAATCTACGTCCATTCATGAAAATACCAGACTTAAATTGAGGAAACAACTCCATTGCTTTTCTACGTCTATAAACAGTTTGGGCATGGATGGAAAACTTTTCCGCTACTTGCTGAGTAGTCAAGTAATCATCATCTTTATATTCCATCTGAATTCCTTTCTTATCGTAATTTGAAGTCATCAATAATTCTAAGTATGACTTGATGTGCTTTAGGCGATTGAAGGTGTCCTGAAAGGATATCAATCATTACATTTTTAGCTACTCCGTATTTGGCTGCTAAACTCATTTTTTCGATTCCCGTTTCTTCAATGAATGAATTAACTAGTTTTAGTCCATTGTCACTTGTTGGCATTTTTAAACCTCCGTATATATTTTTGTATAAGAAAAAGTTAGCATATTTGAATCTAGCTCTTGACATTTGTTGTTAAATATCCTACAATTAATGCATAGTTAAAACACCTAATAAAAGCTTTATAAAACATTCTTGGCGGAGCGTTTAAAGTGCTTTTTATAGGTCTATTTGCTAACCGAAAGGCTAACTAATCTCTACAAGAATCATTATAGCATATTTTCCTACATTGTCAACGATTTTGTTGGATATTTGCCTATTTTATTTTTCTTGTGCCCTCTGAAAGGTTGATACAAGTGGATTTATACGAAAAAATAAAAGAGCTTGCAGCTCAAAAAAACATTTCAATTAGACAATTAGAAGAAAAACTTGGATTTGCTAATGCTACTCTTCGACGCTGGAACAAAAATAAGCCAAGTGTAGATAAAATCCAATCAGTTGCAAAATATTTTAATGTAAGTGTGGATTATTTACTTGGAAATGAAGAATTAAAAACGGCTAATAAGCCAGTCGACTTAAAAAAAGTTATTAGTGAGAAAAAACCAACTTCTTGGGATGATCCTAGAATAGACTGGAACGAATGGGTTTCTTTTGATGGCGAGCCAATTAGTGATGATGTTAAAAAAATGTTATTCGCTATCTATGGTGATAAACTAACAGACTAATCGGAGGTCTCTATGAATAAACAGGAATTGATAGAGTACCTTCTTTTAGAAATGGAAAAACAAAATATTCACATTACAAGTGATGATTGTTTTCCCAAAAATGCAATGGTTAATATCAAAAGAAAATTGATGATTTACAATCCAAGTAAAATTAATGCTTTTAAAGTTGCTCATGAACTTTCTCATGTAATAAATAAAGATATATGCAGGGGGGCTGAGAATGATGCAATCAACCCACAAGAGGCGAGAGCTAATCATGAAGCAATTCTTCTACTTTGGGAAATATTTGAAGCCAATGGGGGAAGCTATGAATATTTTAATGTGTTTGTGAATACAACAGATGCACCTTTTGAACTGGCTGAGTCAATCATCAAAAATGAATATTTAGAGATGCATGAAGCTCTCACTGAAATATTTGAAGATGAAATAAAAGTTAGTATTAATAAGCAAGAAATGCATGAATATATTGTAGATTACATAAGTTATTTTGATGTAATTGAGACTGTTAGCATTTACGAATTTTTAGATCACTATCATTTAAGTCATAGTTTCTACGATATGGCAAAAAAAGAATTCCAACTATTATTGGGAACTAACTAAATAAATAAAACTACGAGCAATATCTTGAATCTCGTTAAAAGCTAGGTTAGGAATATAAACTTATGGAAAATGGAAAAACTCCTAAAGCTAAAAAACCAGTTTATAAAAGAATTTGGTTCTGGATTGTTGTAGTAATCGTGGTTGCGGTTATCGGTAGCGCACTTGGAGGAGGCGGAAAAGATAAAGAAAAGAACTCATCAGATTCTAAGTCTACTGCAACATCTAAATCTTCTAGCCAAGCTAAAACTTCTTCTAGTTCTTCTGAAAAACCAAAATCAGGATGGACACAAGAAATTTATGATTCTATTGCATCTGCACAAACCAACTTTAATGATGATGGAACTATGGCTTATTCTGGTGGTACTCCTTATGCTGAAATTGAAGCAAAGGTTGGTAAACCAGATACTACTTCAGAATCAAGCGTTGGTAATCAAACTACTGTATTAGCTAACTGGACTTCTATCTCATGGGTCAAAGGTGAAACTCAAAGCATCAGTATCCAATATGATAAAGCTACAGGGCAAATTACAAGCAAATCTAAATTTAATTCTTAATAAATAAAAAAGCCGCCCCTACTTTGGCGAGCGAAGGGCGGCTTAAATCTCAAATATAGTAGAAAAGCTTTTGAAAAAGCTATTTTACTGTACTCATTTTATCATAGAAATGGAGTAAAAATCAATTGTGGATAGAAGATTTATCCAATGGCAAATATAAGTTCTGTGAGCGCTATACAGATACTAAAGGTAAGACAAGGAAAGTATCAGTAACACTAGATAAAAATAGCTCTAGGGCTCAAAATGAAGCTTCTAGACTATTGTATAATAAAATTGATGCAAAACTTGAAAAAGAAAAACAAAAAATTGAAGATAAACAAAACAAAATAGCTTCTATCACTTTTTGGGAGGTTCAAGATGAATATTTTTCAATTTATGAAGAGACTGTAAAAGCTAAAACAGCCTCATTAAGAGATACAGCAAAGAAGAAAATTAGAAGCTTAGTTAGCGAAGATACTTTATTATCAGATATTACTTCTGTTTTTATTTTAGAGATATTGGAAAAATTATATTATAAGGAAAATTATTCTTATTCTTATATCAAAACACTTAAAGCATCTTTTAATATGGTTTTAGACTATGCTGTATCAAAAGAATACCTATCAACTAATCCTATATCTAATATGAAAATTAAAAAGAAAATCCTGACTTTAGAACAACGAGAAAAGAAAAAAGAAAAATATCTTGAGCGCAGTGAATTAAAAAAAGTTATAAAAGATATGGCGGTAATAGATAAATCAACCTCATTGTTAATTGAATTTATGTCGCTCACAGGTCTAAGATTTGGAGAGTGTGTAGCTATTCAAAACAAGAATATTGAGAGTGATGTTTTACATATAAACGGAACATGGGATAGCGTTTCTAACTCTAAAACAACAACTAAAAATATTTATTCAGATAGAAAAATCACGCTACCTAAAAGATGCCTTCAAATAATTGAAGAATATCCTTTGAAATATCCAAACAATAAAATAAATAAAAATAACTATGTTTTTATTACTAAAGACTATAAGCCGATTAGATTATCAGTTGTAAACAGTCGTCTTAAAAAATTAAATTCATCTAAAAATCTAAGTACGCATATTTTCAGACATACCCATATCGCCTTGTTAACCGAATTAGGAATACCTCTAAAATCTATTATGGAAAGAGTAGGGCACAACAACCCTCAAACTACACTTTCTATCTATTCACACGTTACAGATAAGATGAGCAAAAATATAATTGAAAAACTAAATGAAATAGACCTCTTAAATTAG